GGACTTGCCAATATCTATGGCTGGAGCGCTCCAAGAGATAGTTCCCACACCACTAGAGTGAAACATAATGTGTATGCTTTTGCTACAAATGTTGACAAATATGATAATTCTATGCCATTAGGCCTTACAACTACAAATTCTGTCAGTGTTTTACCTGGTGTTGGAGGAATCAACTCAGATGATATGGACATAGTCTCTTTGTGTTCCAGATTCAGTTGGATAAAGTCCGAAACCTGGACGACTGGCTTGGGTGAAGGTAATTTGATCCTATCTTTGAATGCTGGAATGTGGCCAATAACTCCTTTGACTGCTATTTATCCGGCACCATCTTCCGGTACTATTACTCTTTACCATTATAGTCCTGCTCAGTATGTTTCTACTCATTTCGCTTTTTATAGAGGAAGTATTGTTTTTAGACTGAAATTCGTTAAGACTGAGTTCCATTCTGGTCGTATTTCTATTGAATTTAATCCCACCTCTTCTGATTACTCTTCTGCTCTTATTACTGATGATGTTGCTCCTTATTTATACAGGGATATAGTTGACATTAGAGGTTTAGTAGATTATACATTTGAGGTTCCTTTTGTTCATAATTCTCCCTATCTTCCCACAGACTTTAATGTTTCCAACTATGGTAAGATTGAAGTTAGGGTTGTAGATCCTTTGATTGCTCCCACTTCCGTGGCTCAATCTATAGGGGTTATTGTTGAACATGCTTGGGGGGATGACATTGAGTTTGCTGTTCCTAACAAAAAGTTATCTTGTGCTTTCGATGATAATGCTATCGTTTTTGAGAGCGGTTTCCCTACTCTTGGGGGAATGAAGAGAAGACAGGCTCAATTGGATACAGCAGAGGCTTGTATAGGTGAAAAGATAGTCAATTTGAGGTCATTACTTAAAAGATTTGTCTCAACTCCTAAGAAGACTGTCTCCCCTCCCACGTCCACTGGTACTCTCTCTGAGGTAATGCCGTTTGGAGCTGAAGGTATAGAAGAGACTGGTTTGACTTTTTCTGTGGATAGGTATTCAGATGTTTATTCTGAATTTTGTCACATTTTCACATATTCTCGGGGAGGAGTTAGGTGGAAAATCTATAGTGATGCTACTACTAATCTTAGAGCTATTTTGGCAAAACTTATGTATTATGGAGTCAATGTTTCTAAGACAAAGCTCATTCTTACCACTTCTTCGCCTTCAGTATCTGGTTCTGATGGATGGACAACTAATTCATGTGCTTACGCCATTGATCAGTCAATGTCTCAGTCAGGTAACCAATTTATCGAAGTTGAGATTCCTCAGTACTCTATGACCCATTCTAGAGGAAATATTTTTTACATATCGTCAACAAACATGCCCTATTCTTATGTTCCTCGTGCTTCAAACAATTTATTTTTACAAGTAAACGGTTTCAGGCCTAATGAGCAAAATAGATCAGGTGTGGCGGCAGATAGACTCAATTTTATGAGAGCTGGCGCTGACGATTGTAATTTCATCGGGTTCATCTCTATACCTTTAATGGTTAGAGATGGGCTCGATGTTGCCTGAGTCGCTTAGAGGCTCAGGCAAGTTTGAC